GGTGCAACCTCCCGGCCAATCTCAGCAGTGGCGGCAACTGTAGCAACGTCTGGCATATTCATTTGGTTTCCAAGGTCTGCAACCTTTACCTTTGTGGCGGCGTTCAATTCAGCGTCCCATTTACGGAAACCCATCTCACGCTGATGGCGCAGATCCTCATACTGGGCCTTAAGCGCCTGCAATTCAGCCTCTTGCTGGAGTTTCATGCGGTGCATTTCCGCTTCCATCATCTGGCGGCTGCGGTCGGTTTCCTGCTGGGCACGCTGGCGGATTAGCTCAAGCTCGGCTTTCTGCCTGCGGTCCATCTCATCAGCCTGAGCCTTGTACTGCATTTCCATTTGCTTGATCTGGCCTTGCTGCTGCATTTTGGCCTGTTCAACCTGGAGCTGAGACGGTGGTGATTCTGGTGGCGTTTGCTGGCCTTCTGGATTACCGATGAAGTCACCGATATTCTTCTGCCCACCCAGTTCGACAATCTTGGCATAGGTGTTATAGACCTTCTGCGCGTCAATCATCTGCTTACCGAATGGCGACTGGAACAACCCGGCCTGTAGCTGGGCAAGCTGCATGAAGAAGGCGATTTGCTGCTGTTTGTCACCAGTACCCAACCCGACATTCACCGTCATGTCGTACTGATTGCGCCACTCGTTGGGGTCGAACTGCACGAACTTGCCACGCAGGCGGAAGGCGAGGGGCTCCATTTCCCCGGCGGTCAACAGCTTGAGGATGCCCAGGAACACCGGCTTTACCAGCGTCTCGGCAAAGATGCGGGCGATGAGCTTCACCCGTGCCTTTGCAGCGTTGGCGGTCATCATGACCTCTGCCGCCGTCTTGTCGTTGCGCAGGGCGTTGGAGTCCAGGCCCTGCTGCTGCTTTGAAACGCCAGTGCGCTTCTCGGCCATGGCGTCAACGTAACCGAGAACCGGGATGATGTTGGTAGCGTTGAACGGGTAGGGCTCGACGTTCAGCGCATCAGGCCGGGTCGTGCGGACAATCCCACCGATACGGAAATCTAGCAGGTCGTCAATATTCGCATACGGCGCGCCGTTCTGGTCGGTAAGCACCGTTTTGCGAGGATTGTTCGCAAGATTGGATCCGTTGACCATTGAGCGCGTCAGGTCTGTATGCAAGCGCTGCAGGTCCGCCATCGCCTCGGCCACGGACATACCGTCCCATCGGTGAGGATTTAGGATCGGGCTCGATGTGGCGATCTGTACATGGTCGGTTTCCTCGTTGGACAGGATCTTGTCTGCCAGACGGTAGACAACCCGGCGCTCTGCAACGCCGTCGCCGTCATAGTCAACCAGGACATATTCGCAGCGCAACCAACCAGTGGCGAGGCTTTCATCCTCCGCGGCTACGTTGTCGTCTTCCTTGGTAAATCCACCGTCTGTGCGGGTGATCCGGTAGTCTTCCTCCAGGCCATCAGGCATTGCATCGTCTGATGCGCGGAGTTCTGCAGCAGTGACGTTCTTGAACCCCATCATGCGCAGGTCAGACAGCGTCACCGGCATCACGCGGGCAACATAGGGGCAGTCTGATAGGAGTGGAGAGGTCCAGCCGCGTTTGACAATCAACTGCTCAGGAGGGAAGGCGTCAACACAGATCTTCTTCTTGTCCACCATCTTCGCCAGCTTGGCGTTGAACAGCGGGACAGCACCACCCATCATCGGAGTAGCGGCTTCGATCTCGAAACCTTGCCCTTCCAGCATGGCTAGTGCTTCAAGCGGCGCACCTTGCACCTCCTGGGTCTCGCGCACTTGTTCTGTGACGGTTCTCCACGAAACCGCGCAGTTCTGCGAGATCAGGGCGTCCTTGAACGCCGTATAGAGGATCAGGAACCCGTTGTTCTGCTTGTAGAAGACGTAATTGCACGTGTCAGTGGCTTGGGATGCACCATCAACATCTTCTGCCGCTGTAGGCTCGAATACCACCGCCTCGTCACTGGTGGTGAACACATCCAGCAGTTCGGGCAAGATCCACTCGACGGTGTCTTGCACTTGCGACGTGACAATCTGCGACCAGCCATCCAATTCCTCATCACCAGGATAGGGCTCCCGGTAATACTCGCGCATCGAAGCAAGGCGGGTAAAGCCGATGGCCTCGACGTAATCAGCCCCGTCGTCTTCATTCGCCTGCAGGTGCTTTAGCAGGGTGCTTTCATCCATCTTAGCCATCATTCAGCCTTTGCTTTGGGTGGACGGCCACGGCGGGGCGCTTCTGGCTCTGGCTCTTTGACCGGCACAGTACCGCGCAGGAGCATTTCCGATTCCTCTTTGGGCGACAGCGCAGGGAATGGCGGGCATCCTACGCGCTGCGAACCGTCTGGATATGTGTGTGTTTCAGTCATGCGAGCATCCTGCGTTTGTAGGCAATAGGCTGTGTTTTGCCTTTCGGTTCTTCATAAGCAACGCACATTAACCCGAAGCTGTCAGCACTATGGCTAGACCAATCGTGCTCCGGGCCTAATCCGATTCCACGGGCTTCGTCGCGTTTCTCATGATACCAACCCAAGGCATCGCGCCCGCCTTCTGTCGTTGTCTCATTAAACCAAATAGCCGGGAATAATCTCCGGGCTGCTTCGACACGCATTTTAGCCGCGCCCTTGCCTTGATTGGGCACCACTGTAACCGAATACCCGGCAGATTCAAAAAACGATTTATAGGACGTGTCGAATACCTTGTCCTGCGTGTCGCCGTCGTGAGGAAGCCAAATCTGGGCTTTCCCAGGCGTATAACCGCGTGACCGGAGCCATTCAAGGTGCGAGGCTGCGGGTTGGCCTACAGCTTCATAATGGTCAAGGACGCGGATTTCCTTCCCGATGAACTGAGCCGCCCACATAGTGAACGCATCAGCCCTGGCTCCAGTGCCGCCAATGTCGCAGAACAGGCGGATTGTCATCAATGGATCAGCAGAGACGCGGGAGATTCGTCCTTCCTCCTTCGCCTTCACTAAATCACTCGCCCAGTAAGCCCCGGCGCTGACGATCATGAAGCCACCTTCCCAGATGTGGTCGTACTGCTCTGGGCGTTCTCGCATGTCCTTCTGGCGGTCACGCTCTAGTTTCTCGGGGAACTTTGGGTTGTCTCGCCAGTTGATGACGCAACCCTTGGTGTTGACGTCATCCGTGAGGCGGAATCTCGACTCGACCGGCGCTGTCTTGCGCTTCGGGTTCCAGGTCACCCACAACTCGGCGTTCCAGTCCGTGCCTTCTTCCCGCAGTGTCGGGATAAGGGTTGACCACGCCTCATCGGTCACTGGCTCTGCCTCATCCACCCAGCACAGCAACAGACGGCCTTTTGACTTGATCGAGGCGATGTTCCGGTCCAGACCGGCGAAAGCGAAGTTGATTCGGCCATCGTGCGAGCGGATGAACTTCTCGCCTATCTCGTAGTATTCCTTGAGAAACGGCTCGTCTTCAATGGCCCGCTTGACTTCCTCCAGGCTGGAGTCTTCCAAGGAGTTCATAAACTGGCGGGCGCACAGGATGATCCCGCTTGTACCCTGCATCCCGAACATGTAGCCCCTCACCGCAGCCATCTTGGCGAAACTGCGGGTCTTTGCACTACCTCGGCCACCACAAGCCCAACGGACATCAGCGCGGCCCCGGAACACAGGGCGGAGCTTTGCCGGGAGCTTAATGTGCGCTGTCGCCATCTTCCATGTCTACCAGCTCAATGCGGGTGATGGTTTCGACTGGGCCACCATCGAGGCCGGTGTGCTCTGTGCGGTTCAGTTTAGGAGCTGCGTACTCTGCCAGCTTCGCAACAAGGTCAAGCGCCTTTGCGGGGTCCGCCTTGTTCTCGCCGTGGCCTTCTGCTACCTGAGTAAGCCAAAGGCCCATATTGACGGAGTTCTCTTCAAGAATGCGGGTGATGGTCTCGCGGAACTCTTTGGTAGCCTTGTTCGGAACACCTGCGACTCTGCCGCCGGTTTTCTGACGCTTTGGTCTATTCTCATCCACTGTAGACATAATATTACCCGTTAGTTCTCCAATGATTAAGCGCCCATTGGACTACGGTTTCCCGCTGGGCGTTGCCATTCGCTGAACCAGCACCCTCAGCTTAAGGCGAAAGACTCCTGTAGTTTACCCGCTACAGGCCAATGCTGGCTATTGGGATATCCGGGTTGCGAAACCTTATTTAACCTGATGGCGGGGATATTGTCTACACCTGCGCCATATCCCGAACCCCTGGCGCTTTGGACTTGATGCGCTGCTGGGTCTTGTTGACCCACTTCTCGTACTCTCCACGGCTGATGCACTGGCGCTGCAAGTCATGGTATGCGAAAAGGTCGCGGAAGGCTTGAAGGCTCTGCCCGGTGATAACCATCCTCTTTGTGGTTTCGAAGCGCTTCCCGGCCTCAATAAGGGCATTCTCGGCACGTTTGCAGGCTTCCAGTGCTTCCGGGCCGATGCCACCGTTTGCCATGGTCTCGCAGAGGTTGAGCATGGAGGTAAGGTCTGCCCACTCCTGCAGGGTAGCGTCACCCGTGCGGAATGCCTCTACCGCAGCGAGTTCCCGTGCCCTGAGTTTGTCCAGAATGCTATCCGGCGTCAATGAAGCCCCTTCAATTGCGTGCTGGATGGGGTTGATTGCTGTGGACCAGTACTTGCGCTTGCATTGCTTTCTCATGGCTTATTCCTGAGTTTCGTGCGGCTTTGCGCCGTGATCCCCGCTGCATCCAACTTGCGACTCCCAGTTGTTTGCGCTTTGCACATGTGCCCAATTTTTCCGCTTCTTCACCATCCAAATTGCCTGCAATGTGACCCCGTAGTCCTTGGCGATCTCTCGCAATTTTCTTTTGTCTGACCGAATTACTTCGATATCAGACTCTTTCAACTTTGAAGCCTTGCTTTCCCCGCGCTTTTTCCCCAAAACATCGATGCAATGCCTCAAGTTCTGGATCGGAGTGCAGTATTCGAGATTCACCAAAGCATTGTTCTCTTTGTCGCCATCAATATGGTTAACCTGAACACCATCAGCTGGCGCACCAACAAACGCCAGCATGACCAACCGATGCACAAGCATTTTTTTGTGCGGCTGATCTGGGAGCCTCATTGAAACATAGCGATACCCTCCGGTAGTCTTGCTTTGCTTCTTAAGACCGCCAGGGAAATTCATGTTTGCCCGCCCCCACCGCCCCTTGTACTCACCAGACCTTGGGTGCGCTCTTACGCTCCCATCGCTACTTACATCGTAGTAGCCCTCATACCCAGGAATTGGCTTCCAGTCTTTTTTCGAGTCGCCTGTTTCTTCTTGCAAACACATCGCGCAGCCTCTTTAAATATTCAATTGAATATCTTGGATTGTGGTTGAGTGACTTTAGCATGTCAAGCCTTGCACGCCCAATTTTTTCAATTAGCCGTGGCTCGTAGGCCCCGATATTGCCGCTCAGATGGTTGTTGCATATGGAGCATGCCTTGTGGATGTTGAAGGTGTTGAACCTCGTGGCCGGGCTGGCTCCAACGCTCCTGAAGTGCGAAGCATGCCATTGCCCACCCCATGTCGCAGGCTTGTCGCAACTGATGCACCCGTCCGCATGATCCCGAAGCCTGCAATACTTGTTCACCTCCCGCTCCGCCTCCTTGAGCCACTTCGCACGCGGCTTCATCGCCTCCCGCTTGGCTCTGTCCTGCCCCCTCTCCATCCTGGCAGCCTCTATAGCCTCCTTGCGGGCCTTTTTGGCGCTCTTGGTGGCACAGGGTACGCCACACACCTTTTGACCCATCCTGGCGGGCGTGTAGAGGGTTTGGCATACATCGCAGTGCCGGGGTTTTGGCTGGGCGTTCATTCAGCCTCCAGCATCAATTGACTGAGCATGTAGCAAAAAGCCTCGCCGCCAGAGTCTCGCGGGTCCATGCCGCAACGCTCGAAAACGTGGAACAGGCAATGCACCAGCTCGTGAGCAAGCACTGACGGTTTGTCGGCAAAGATCAGGTAGGCCCATACGCCATGCTTATCCTCTCCGCCGGTGAATCTTCCAGCCTGCGAGCAGTTCAATACATCCGGCGTCTTGAATATCTTGCGGTGCTGGCGTTCGTATTCCTTGCGGGACTTGGTGATGAACAGCCTGCCGTTGTATGGGCGCAGAGATAGCTCTTTCATCGAACAATCCCACGCATCGCATCAACACGACGCACCAGCTCGGCTACTTCATCGCTTTCCAACCCATCAATATCCAGCGTCCCGCGCTCGCGGAAATACTCCACGCGCATTGCTTGAGTTAGCAGTCCGAGAGCCTCGATAGACGCCAGGAACGCCGGAGGCACGCGCTTATGCCCGTTCAGGATCGCGCTCACGTAGGCTTGCGACACACCCATTTCCTCTGCCAGTAGGCTTTGGTTCAGGTCCGCATCTATCATGGCCTTGCGTACTTCTTTGCCAAACGTGCTCATTTCCATTCCTCCGGTGCTGAGAATTTCACGCCGCGCTCTGCCCCAAATGCTTCCATCAGTTCTTGCAGCTCGCACATCTCGGCCTTGGTCATGCGGCTGGTGGACTGGCCCAGCACAACGAAACCGGTGTTGTCCAGGTTCGGCACCACGTTCATGCTGCGCAGCGAGGCGGTGAAGATGGCCTTCCAGTCTTCGGCGCCCAGCTTCTTACCGTGCCATTCGACCTGCGCGGCTATGTCGGCCAGCATGGCCCAAAGCCTGCGATTCTGCGCGTCACTTCGCTTCTCCGGTCGGATCTCCAGCGTCAGCCGTTGATCCCCTGCCACCAACCATCCTTTGACATGGTGCCAAGCCGTCATGATGGCTCTGTGGGCCTGTGTGGGCTCGTACAGGCTCATGATGATTCGGTCAGTCATGGCCTTCCTTCGCGTCAATCTCCGAAATAGCCCGCCTGCAGTACACGGCAGCGTCAAGCAGTTCTTCATACTGGTGCTGGAGCCAGTCGCGCAGGCTCAGCGGGTTCTCTGCAACCGTGGTGCCGTACTTCTCGACTCCTACCTGTTGGCGTCTTGCAATGTCTGCGCACACCAGGGCCTCGATTCCTGTGGTCATCGCACCTCCCCGTGGTATCTGCGAACAGGTAATGG